GAATTAGACCGCCGAGGTTTGTTGCTGGCTGGTGCTGACCGCTGTATGCGTGAACTGATGAACAGCTTTGAAGACGCTCCTACTATGTACTCGTTACTAGAAGATGCTTCTATGGTTGTCTGGTCGACAATCGAAAAAGAAGAGAAGAGCTAATTTGGCGAAGGTAGACAGGCGCCTACCTTCTGACCCGTTTGGCTTCGCGGAATATTAGGTGAGCTGGCGCACCCTTTACTCAACGGGCTCCATCAACGATAACACGTTGAGTACAGGTGTTCTAAAGATACCCATAAAGTAATCATTTACTCCGAGAGACATTACGAGATCTTCGTCTTCATCAATAAAGCAACCAAACGGCAGAATGCACGCTGGTTGATTAGAGATGTCGTTCCCTACAGGATCTGTCCACGTGACAAGGTCATCGTTTGTTGAACCAACGAACAAAGGTTCGTTAAGCATCTTTGTCACTTTCGTTAGATTCTTATCTAAGGTGTATGCGCCCAGCGCATAAAGGAGATAAGGACGTCTATCAAGCTCGCGACACATGAACTTCCAGTGATAGAAAACTAACCACTCGTCTTCCATGAGAATCGGAGCTGTTGAGTTGAATGTAGGGTGATCTCCTGTGACTCGTTTTAAGCACGAAGAATCGATAATTTTGTCAGATTCGTTTGGTGTTTTAATAACAATTGGCTGCGTGGAGTACATCAGCCTTAGTTTGTCGTGATCGGAGAAGAAACACCAATTCTTCTCAGCTTTACCTTCCTCCATATTTAACCCTATCGGAGGGAAGTATTTATCTTTCAAGTTGCCAAATTCATCAATAACACCTGTACATACTTTTGGTGTTTTTATCATTTTGTGCTTTGTCGTATCCCACTTTGTTGCGTAAGTGCTTGTGACAAACTGACAAAGAAGGTTATCGTCAGGTGCGATAAAAATTCTTGGATCTTCGTAACTAAGCCTGTGTGGCTTATTGATTAATTTTCTAGGAGCTACTATTGTGTCGTCTGTAAGCATCTGGCCAACCCAGATGTCTGTAGGCGTGTTGTTATAGTAAAAGTATTTCATGTCGTGCCTAAACACGAAATGTTTTGGCTGAGAGCGCCACGCGATCAAAGTCGCTCCTCTATGTCTGAGTACACAAGGACTGAAGTTGGCGAAACTATCTGCTGGGAGCCCTGACGATATTCTTGTGAAGGTGCCACCTAAATCGTATGACTGATCAAATACGGAAGGGAATCCAGATTTAGTAGGAGCAAACGCTTGACGAGTTACGTTGCTGTAATACGTGCGGTAGCGATGAAATTGTGTCACTTGCTCAGCTCCTCCATGGCTTTGTTGAATGCTTCAGCGATTCGACTCCAGCAGTAAGCCGGATTTTGTGTCACTTTGTAGCAGGACTCAGCAACAGTGTCATAGAAAGTTTTATCTGTATACAGTTTTGTTAATTTTGCAGCTACGTCTTTAACGTCAACAATGCCTCGCTCTACTCCTAGATCTTTGTCGTAAATCCAGGCAGCTACATCTGCAAGCAAAGCGCTTCCCTTCCAGATATCTCCAAAAGAAGTGTGGTTGGGCAGCACGAGAGGTTTTCTGCAAGAAGCCTGTTCAAAAGGAACCAGGCCCCACCCTTCTCCGTTGGCTGTGTTAATTCCCACGTCACATGCGTTGTAGATTTTATTTAGTAGCTCGTCTGGCGGTGCATTTGTGTAATCGATATTTGTTGTAGTCATGATCATGCGGTTGTCTGAAGGTAGTCCTTTTCGTTTCATTTCCGCGTCAAAGATCGCACGCACATCCCAACCCATATCTTTTTCACTCATATGCAGATAAAGGAGAGTATCTGGTTTATCTACCGCAAACTCAACAAACGCTTTGATTGTTAAGTCGATCTGTTTGCGAGGTTGATTTCTATTTGCGTTAAGGACAATAAATTTATCTTCTGGGATTCTTAAAGACTTACGAGCTTCGTTTTGCGGGATCGGGAAAAATTTCTTTTGATCGAGACCATGTGGAACAACACCCAACAGCCGTGGCTGAACTCCCTGAGCCATCAGCCTGTGAGCCTGCTCTACTGTGAAGGTGATGGCGAAATCCCAATCCTTGACATAATCAAGCATTGAGCTTACGTAGTACGCTGAATCGATAGGAAAGTATGCAATAAATTTAAAATTAAGTGAGTCTTTGAGTAGATGTACTCGTTCCCAGACTTGGTTAACGATCCATATGTCGTTTAAGCAGATAATAAAATCTGGTTTTTCTTTTTGAACTACTTGAGGTAGTCGTCCGATGCCGAAACGATCTGAGGGGTTTTGGGCTGCAGCTGGGTAAACCTTAAAAGGCAGGTCATGTGGATCTCCGTTGTAGTTGATGCCAAACGCTACGACTTCGTGTGTATCTGAGAGATGGTTAAGAATACTGTGTGTAACTCTAGCAAATCCTGTGTTTGAAAGGATGTCGCCGTACCAGAGAATTTTTGCCATTTGGCATTAGAATCTTGCCTATCAGTATACAGACACTTTTTAGAATCACATGCCTAGCAGAGAGACATTTGCTTATCGTCGTGCTTTAAAGCTTCGCGCAGCAAAGGCTGTGGACTCTGAAAGCACAGGAATAGATAATATCTTTTTACGTGCTGCTGATGACTTTCATACGTTTTGTACGATTATGGATAAAGCCCCAGCAGCACATATGCTGGAATGGCACAAACACTTAATCACCGGGGAAAGTAATAGGTATCTTTTAGACATAGCAGGACCTAATCTTGATATTTTAGCGCCTCGGGGTTCTGCTAAAAGCACTGTGCTGAACATGTTTACAGCATGGATCATTGGACGTCATACTACTGCCGGACTACCGTTACAGATTATTTACTGTTCATACAACATCGCCACGGCTATCCCTAAAAGTCGAATCATCAAGCAGATCATCGACTCCTCTACTTACAAAAAAATATTCCCGAAAGTCCAGCTGCGGTCTGGGATGCAGTCTGATATTGGTTGGAGTATCGATTTTGATTACGCAGGCATCAGCCGCGTGGGCGATGAGGAATTTACCTTGCGAGCTGCCGGTCTTCGAGGATCGATCACATCAAAACGTGCTCACCTTGTTATTGTAGATGACCCTATCAAATCTAGTACTGACATTAAAAACCCTACTATTAGGGAAGAAATGAACAACAACTGGAGCTCCGTGATCGCCCCTATTATTTTTGAAGGCGGACGTGCGATTTGCCTTGGTACTCGGTTCCATCCTCTAGATATTCATAAAACGATGTTTGTACCAGATAAAGGTTGGAAACAGGTTCAGCAGGAGGCGCTTACTTATGACGACGGAGGCGACCCTGTTAGTTATTGGCCTGAGCAGTGGAGTGTCGATTACTTACTAGGTCAGAAAGAACTTGATCCGGTTGCTTTTGCTTTCCAGTACCAGCAGCAACCTGTCATGACATCAGATTTGGTTCTCTCGCCGGATCTGTTAATCAAAGGTGACGTTGTAACGGAGTTTGATAGCCTTGCGGTCGGTATCGACTTATCAGCTAGCAAAAACGAGACATCAGATTACACAGCGTTTGTCTTAGGTGGTCGTTTAAAAGATAAATATTATATTATTGACGCACATCAGGTGCGTTCTATAGGTAACCTTGAAAAAATAGATTTACTTTGTAAGATGCTCGTTGAGTGGGGGATTCTGCAAGAAGATAACGACGGCAAATACTATCCGACTTATTCAACGTGTTCGCTGGTCGTCGAGTCGGTGGCGTACCAAGCTTCTTTGGCGGCTGATTTAAGGCGAGTTATGTTGAACGAATGGGGTTTGGGTAACCTTCACATCCACGAGGTTAAAGGTTTTAGAGGAGATAAGATTGCTCGTTTTAGGGGTACTTTGGGTCTTTTAGAGAATAAAAAGGTGACCTTTAACAGATATCGTAAATTCGATGCGTTGTTTGATCAGTTAATTAATATTGGCGCTACTTCTCATGACGACTTACTAGACGCATATACGCATTTAGTTTGTTTTCTGCAGCGTCGCGGTAATTTCGAGATGGAGTACTGATGCACGACTACAAATTCCTCATTTTCGTAACAGCGCATAATCCGCTTTCTCGCTTTGATGCGCTGCTCAAAACCCTGCGTGGTTATGAAGAGATCCCAGGCATTAAGGATGTGTTCATCTATATCGATTACGAGCACCGAGAAGATGAAGGTACTTTAAGAGAGTTAATTGAGTCTAATGTAAGCTTTAATTCTTTACAGATTATTGTAGCTTCTGCGGACTGGGAAGGATACTCTCTTACTTGGGCGCACAAAGGCTTATTACGTGAAGCTGTTATAAACAAGTACTATGATTTTTATGTGTACACAGAGAATGATATCTGTTTTACCAGTGAGAATTTCTTGTATTGGTTCTTGTATAAAGACAAACTCAAGAAGTTAAATCTAGAGCCTGGCTTCTGTCGTTACGAGTCTTACGGGTCCTTGATGGTTCCTTTTGATAACCACAGGGTTTGGCAACTAAACCGCCCCACGCGTGACGTGTGGGGAGATAGACCTTATCAGGTTGAGTCTTATTTAGCACCGTTGGACAGTTGGTTTGTTGGGTTTGTTTCTTTAGGTAACCCTTATATGGGGATGATGATCTTGGATCAGGAAATGGCTGAGCGTTACGTAATCTCTCCCAGTTCTGACCCTGTAAAAAGTTTTGAGTTAACCCAGTTTCGTTGCTGGCCAGTAGCTGATCGGAGTTCTATGGGACTTGCTTTCGATAATTTGAGAAAAGGGCAGGAGCACCGCCGTGTGGTTCCTGTTGTGAAGAACGGTGACAAACTTCAGATTGCTCCCTGCGGCTTAGTCGAGCACTGCGACACAAAATACAGTTCTGAATTAGACGATAAACTAGGCCGAGTCCTAGATATTACGGAGATGTTTGGCTATGAGTAATCCAGAGTACGTCCAACTGAGTTTTTCTGATTTAGGGCTACCTGTTCATCAGGAGCTTCCTCACGATTCAGTAAATCATCCGTCTCATTACACGCAAGGCTCTATAGAGACGATTGAGTACATGGAGTCTTGTTTGTCACCAGAAGAGTTTTGTGGCGGATGCAAGATGAATGTACTTAAATATGTATCGAGAGAGAAGCATAAAAATGGTTTAGAAGATCTCAAGAAAGCTAAGTGGTACCTAGATCATTTAATTACCTACTTGGAGAACAACGAGTCCGCGCGTTAGGATAGACGAAACAGTCTCTCTATATGGATATTCGCGCTTTTGGGTCTGTGTACGGGCAGACCTCTATGCTGCCCTACGCAAGTGGGTTTAGCTGGACACCGTCTTTAGGTCGGAAGAACTTTGCTACGTGTAGGGCTATTTATATTGAATCAAAATCTAATGCTTCCAAAGATTATCTCACTGTTGAGCTCTCTGACACTCCTGGTCAGCATTTGACAGCTGTTAACTTAGCTGGTGATACTTTAGTCCCTATTGCCTGTACTGCTTTAATTAGCGGTACTGTTAACGGTGTTGTAGTACTCTACTAATGGATCCTTACACTCAAGCTGCTTTCGGTTTCGCTAAAGCGT